ACGGCAACAAGTCCCACAAAGGCCGTTGTTGCAATACTAATACCAGCGGCCAAGTCAGGATAAGCCTTTATAAGGTCACCTGTATATTCAGCAAGAGGTTGCATGGCTTGAACTACTGTAATAATGGCAGGTGTAAGAGCATCCCCCAATGCCGCTTTCGCAAGCTTTATTTGTACCCCCAACTGAGACATAGCTCCAGATAAACTATCAACAAGCAGTTGAGCGTTGCCAACCATATATCGGGTTTCTTCCATAACCCCGTTATAGATAGCCTGGAGCTTCTGCTGTTCAGTCAGTTTGTCGGCTGTAGTTCCCAGTTGCTTGGCGTAGTCTTTATACATGTCAATAAGGTTTTTAGTCACACCAGCATTGTCAACCAACCGAGGCAGGAAGTTCTTGACACCTTCAGTTGCACCAACAACTGCTTCGCCAAATTCAAGGGCACCCTGGCGACCAAAGGCTGCAGAATCCTTGAACCGCATCATCAAGTCTATCGCTTGAGGCAGGCCATATCCAGCAAGTAGGAGGTTCTTAAGACCTTGAGCAGCTTCCTTTACGGTCATCAAACCATCAGAAGCTAACTCTATGGCAGCCTGCTTCGCGGCATCTACATCGTGACCCATGCCCTCTGCTATCGAAGTAAGACCTTTAAGGGCAAGCTCAAGCTCCTGACTTTCCTTGACGGTTCCTGCTAGGGCAAGGGTCATACCAGCAAATGCGGCAGTAGCTATTGCGCTTACCTGCCACATTTCCCAGTCCCATGCGGCTACCTGCTTAGCAACCTTCTTGGTCTTCTCAGCAGCTTCCTCTGCACCCTTGTTGTATTCGTCAAAGAGTTCTTCAGCCGCCCGCTGGGTGCTCTTAAGCTCACGGCCCCACTGGTCAACCAGCAGGGGAGCCTTGGAGCCACGTTGAATGGATTCAAGGCGCATCAATTCCTGGGCAGTCTTTGCTATTTCAGGTGTTGCCTTGTCAATAGCCTCAAGGACTATCTTAACGACATTCCGTCGCGCCACAGTCTAACCCCCTTGACAGGGCATAACTAGGCAAATATGGCATACTCTATAATGGGAAAGGAGGGATGGGTATGAGTGATTGGCATCGTAGCGACCGCACTACATGCCCTCAGTGCGGGTCGCCCAATTACAAGGAATTGAGCCTAGCCCAAAGACGAAGCCTGAACTTCTTGGCAGGTCTGGTTTTGTTCAGCATCTTGTTTACCGCAGGGCTAATATTCCCTCCACTGTTCTTGCTTGTACTACTCTTAGGGGTGCCCGCATTGTTTTGGGGGCTCACACAACTAGCTTTCGGTAAACCCCCAAAACAACGTCAATGCCTTGACTGTCACCGCATCTGGGACTACTACTGGAGCCCGGAGGAGAAGGAAACTGAAGTATCGGATTCTCACTGAGAAACCTGCTGAAATGCCTGCGTAAGCCCGTTGAACTTGGCTATCTCCTTCAACAACGCCGGCAGGTCTTCACCCAACCAAGACACATGCACCTCTAGCGGCATACCGTCTTCGTCACGTTTGATCTCGTTCTCGGGCTTTACGGTAAAGGTGGGCTCCTCGACCCCGTCCATGATGAGATAGGTCATGATCTTGAAAAGTAACTGAGGGTCTTTCCCTATCCTCTCCTTGGCCTTTGCGACCAGGGCCTGAGGGTCATCGGGATTACCCTCGATTTCTTTTAGCAGGTCTTTCGGCATCACCGCCCGCATCAGGTCGGGATTGAGAGCCTTCAACTTTACTACCCTGCCCGACGGGAGCTTTCGATAGGGCGAAAACTCCGCCGGAGAACTGGCCTTCTGCGGTACCGTCATGTTATCCCCCCGCTTAGTAACTAGTAGTCGTATTCTCCAAGGTTACCTTCGTGGCATAACCATTCGTGCTGTCATACTTGGCAACCGCCGTCACGTCGACAGTTACCCTGCCGCCGTCCATGTTGACAGGAAACGCAGTGTATCTGACCTTCGGCATGTCAAGGACGAGCTTAAAGTTCTCGCCACCCTCGATAGTTGCACCGGTCAGCGTTACCACAAAGGCGGTCTCGTTCTGGTTTGCGAAACGGTTATACTCGGTCAGGTCATCCACCGTAAAGGTCAAGGACAGCGGGAACGTCCTAGGGCTGGTACGGTGGATAATACCTATGTCACGACTACCGTTGATGGTGGGTAACCCTTCGCAGTTGTTGTTAACCGCCCACTGGAAGGATTCCAGCATCGTATTGCTCGCACCACCAATGGTGATGGTAGCATCCTTCCAGATCCACGGGTCAGCAGTTTCAAATGAAGGGGTGGTCGCAGCTATCGTGGTTACACTCTTGCCGATTATCGAAGCCACTGCCCTCAGGATTTTCTGATCAACCCCGAAGGTCAGCTGGAGATTATTCACGACGCAACCCGCATACTGGAACGCTGTCCCCAGGTCACGATGAATCTCAATCGTATACGGCCAGAGATGGCAGTCGTCTGCAAACTTCGTTTGAGCCGGAATGAACTCGTGTTGATAAGCACTAGGAGCATTTACAGCGTCTGGCTGGGTAGTCGTGGGTGCACCAAGAGCACTGCGCAGGAAGTAGCCCAGTATCTCAGGCCGAACCTCGAAGGTTATGTCGCCGCTAATGGTGTTCAAGCCCTCATAACTAGGCGATTCGTCGAAAATGGCCTTGATGGAAGGATCTATCAACTGTTCCTTCTCAAGAGTGATACTCTCGCTAACAAAAGGCACATAGGCAGTCGCAGCAACAGCGGTTCCCCAGGTCGTCTCCTTACCCAAGCCGATATGACCTAGCCTAGACTGTGCCATTAGCTATTCTTACCTCCCTTTCGCTTCTTTTCCTCAACAAAATAACCGGTCTTCAAGTAGACACGGGCCTTCTCTTCGTCTTCTACTTCAACAACATCACCCGGCGCAAATACGCCGAGCTGTGGTATCTCCCGTTTCTGATTGAAGACATACTTAAGCTTCACCATCTTACCTCTCCCTCGCTTGCAACTCCATCTTGGCTACCAGGAAAAAGTTCTCCGCCACATCGTCGGGGACAATATAGACTTCGCCGTTCATCAAGGTGCTCCACAAACATGTACGGTTAAGAGTACGGTCACTATGCAGGGCGTTCTCTAGGTCTAGCACGTAACCCTTAAGAGCGTCTTGTGCCGCCTCCCAGTCGTCCATGCGAACGTAAAGCCTGATAATCCAGCGGTGAACCTTCGTCTCGTCGCTCATTACTTCGTCAGCGTTCTCCCAGCCAGCATAAAAGAGGGTCACAATAGGGCTACCGCGAATGTTGAAGGGTTCATAGGCGAAAGTGTTATTGGCGTCAAAGGCAGCTTTTGTGCGGATCTGGTTCAGTATCTCCGTCTCTATGTTTGTGATGGCATTAGCCATTGATTATCCCCGCCTTTCGCAGGCCCCGCATGATGGCTTCACCGTATTCGACGGCTATGCCCAACAGGGTCTCGTCAACGGTTCTGTCCATATAGTGCTGGCCGGGTATCCGTACCATCTTGGCGAACCGTACTTTTCCCTGACGTTTGAGAGCCTTCCACTCCCGTAACGATGTAGGCCGTTCGCCTGTGACTGACCACGCAAGCCATTGTCGGCGTTTAGGGGTAATGGTCGCCCCTTCCTCCTGTACTCCTGCGTAGATGAGGTTACTGCCGACCACCGCTTTGTACGGGCCTTTCTTTTGGGCAAGAATGCTTCTCGCCAAGTCGCCCTTCCGCCTGGGGGCCAGCTTCGCGCCCGTCTGCTCCAGTTTGACCATCGAGCGTACAAGGGCAATCTCCAGTTCCTGTTGCATGGCCCGACGGATAGGGACTGCTTCCTTCAACCGCTCCAGCCCGCCAACCTCTATGCGTATCAGCAACGGTCTCATATCACAGGCTCCTTGTAGCGCGAAAGGATAGTCTTAACGGAGTTCGGCATATACCATGCCATTGCAGGTGGAGGCGCAGGGGTATTCTCGATGGTACGGTAAGTCTCGCTTATGCCAGACAAACCGCGCCGCCAGTAGAACTTCACCAACAGAATACAGGCTTGCTCTAGGTCATACGGGACGGAGTCATAGCCAGCGTTATAGGTGACAACGATATTTTTATGGCCCTTTGTCCATACCCCGTCTACCTTATAGAGGATCCCTTCGTCAGAGTAGAGGACATAATCTTGATCTGTCCCTTCGGTAAGGGCAGTATCGTCTAGCGTTATGGAGGTTATGGAGTTCACGGGGTAATGGGGTAGCTGGAACTCTGCCAGTCCGTTGCCGTCGTACTCTTCATCGGTATAGTCCCTTGCTGCGAGCTTGCGGTTGCAGTAACCCTCGATAACATAAGTGGCAACGTTGATTAACCTAGTCAGTTCCGTATCATGGGCAGTCGTGTCTTCGTCTAGATAAGCCTTTACGTTTTCAAGGGTTGTCAGGGCCTCGCTTATGAGGGCCAATAAGCATACCCCCTCTCATCTCAGAGTAGGGGCTAACTGTGCGCCTTAGTCATGTGGATCTTCAAGCCACGTTCTGAATTCGCTACATAACCACAGCCAGGAACAGGGCAGGCATACCGTTTGCCGTCCTTGGTGTTATATGTTCTCACCATCTTATCTTTGGGCGCGGCGGTAGCCTTAACCCCTTCCCTGACCTCCTCGAAGTTGTCGGGAAAGTCCGCCAGCACCTGGCGGGCCTTTTCCCCAGGAACCTCCAGAATATCACCGTGATACATTGAAAATTCAGCACAGTGATATTCCGGTAGGTGCTTCGTAGCAGTAAACCTAAGCCGTATCATTTATAACCCCCCGATTAATACTCCTTGTCGTACCAGAGCACGATTAGCTTACTGCCGCTGGTATCGGTGCTAATCTGGATCGTGTTGGCCGCCGTAATAGAAGCGTTGCCAGTCTCATCCTGAATGTCCGTAACATCAACCCCGGCTCCGACCAGTTCCAGTACAGCAAGGATAGTATCAGAAGTGGATATACCAGAGACCGTTATGTCAGTATTAGCAGTAGTCCCAGCAACAACGCTAACCTTCAAACCCTGAAGCTCCTTCAGGATATTATAAAGGGAATCAGCCTCGTTAAGCTGGGACTGGAGATCAAGAGCCTTCTGTATTATGCTGAGTGAACGCAGGGTCACGTTTCATTCCTCCTTTAAGGTATAGGTAGGGGCGAGGTACAAAACCCCGCCCCCGTTTGGTCCGCTATTTACGTAGCAACGTTGTAACCGACGCCGACCAGCGCCTCAGTGCTGGTGTCATACCTGGCCTTGAAGTCCAGACGCTGCGAAGCTACCATCTTGATGGTGCCCGCCACAATGTCCTTGTCCTGCTCTATCGTGATATTCCGCCTGTCACCGTAGAGGAAGCCAGGACGATACACCAACAGGAGCAAGGTCTTGTCGGTGGTTACACCATCGTAGACGCCAGAAGCATTCAGGTCTTCCCTTATCTTCTCACTGACGATAATCGGTATGCCGTCATACTTCGCAAGCTCGCCCTGCAGGACAACGGCCTTGTCGCCGTACTTGTCCATCGTCCTGACGTCAGTGAGGTCAGACATCATCTTGTTGTAACCGGCGATACCCGTAACCCAAGCCAGGTTGCTGGGGTCAACACCGTAGACGCCCATCCCCTTACGGATGGAACGAACGTTAGCATCGCTGAAGGTGGCAAGGTCAACCTTGGCAGAGGCCAAGGCAACCTCACGGTAGCCGTTCCAGGCCGCCCTCGGGTTGGTGGCATCACCGGGATCCTGCATGTCGCTGTCAGTCGCGCTACCGGTACCCACATCGGTATCACCGTTAATGGTGGCGTCCTCGATGGCCTCTGCCAGAGCCTGGGCCATCTCTCCACGCAACAGCGGCAACATGGGGATAAGGGAGTCCTCATCAAGCTCGTCAGACCACGGTATATACACCTTCAGGGTCTTCGCATCGAGCAGGACGTTGCCGGTGGTTACGCTGGACTCGGTGACAGCAGTATTCTCCGAGGCGAGGTAAGCGGTCGGGCCGCCACGGAGGGCAGGGATCTTGTACTGCGGGGTCGGCATATCAATACGCGGGTGCAGAGCAGCAACCTTGAGGTTCAGCTTGACCTCATCGATCATCGCCTGGCTAAACCCGGTGGGTATCCACTCGGCACCGCTACCAGAAGTCGCGGTATCCATAGCCTTCCGCAACTCCGAGCCCTCAGCGAAATACTGGTGATAGATCTTGGTCTCCTTGGGATGCACGCCCAGCAGCCTGGAGACGATGTAGATCTCGTCGAGCTTCTTCTGAACCTCCACGGGCAGGTGCTTGGTGCGAGGATCGATCACCCCGTCAGCGTTGAACTCCAGCTTGCGGTTCTCGGGTTTGATGGTGCCCCGCTCCTTCTTCACGGCCTCCTCGATGAGCCGCTTCAGCTGCTCCTCGTTGAGGGGGTCTTTAGCCTGCTTCTGACGCTCAGCAATCTCGCTGGCCTGATTCAGGAGCTTCTTGACCTCTTCCAAAAGAGCCTTGGTATCAGACACCTTACTCTTCCTCCTTTTCGTTCTGGTCTTTCTCCTCTAGCCCGGCCTCCAACTGGCCAACCAGATCCTCTAGAGTGCTGACAGCGAGCACTAGCGGGTCGGAATCTGCGTCTGCTGGTTCGTCGGGTTCGTCTGCTTGCTTCAAAGAGGCTAGTAATGACTGAGCGAGCTGCTTAAGCTCGCTCAAAATGGGCATTATTTTAGCCGCCTCAGCTTCGGCGGCTTTCTGTCGTTCATGTTCCAGTATCTGTTCAACCTGCTCCTCATCAGGAGCAAGTTTCACCCACGCTGGAACGTACCATTTTAGGTCGGTCTCCGTATCGCTGACCGTCTCCCACTCCGTGCTGGCGTTATAAGCTATGGCCTCAACGATAGCATCGTCTAGCGGGGGTACGCCCCAGGCCTCGAATATCTTCCCAACCTCATCCTTGCGCTGGTTCAGGAACTCAATTTCCTCATCCTTAAATTCAGGGGGCTCCTTGTCAAACTTCTCATAATATTTGACAATGTGGTTATAGACGGCTTTTCGCTCACTATCGGGGATGTCTACCCCGCCGCGGGCACCCAGCAGAGCAGCCATCGCTGCGGCAACACCACGCCATACTGCCTTCAGTTCGCCGTCTATTACATCAGCGAAGGGGAGCTTGTAACTGCCGAAATTCTCCGGGTCACCAGCATCGTACCAGAAGAATGCCTTGCGGTACTTGCCCCAGTCAATGTCCTCCTTATCAGGGCCTCCTGCCCATTCGCGCACACGCTTCTTGGCAGCATCGGCATCCCAATCCCTGTCTTCAGGCGCAAGGGGTAGGTTCTGGAAGGGTGTAACCGCCTTTTCCAATAACTCAACACGAATTCCCTTAGCCTTTGCTTGCTGGAGTGCTTCGGGATTGGCGGGGATCGGAACAGCAGAGAGTTCGTACATCTCCCACTTCAAAATGTCCCAGCCCCCGTCGTCGAGAACCTTATGTTCGATGACCCTAAAACCGATGGATACAGCGTTCAAATACCCGCCTTTGTAAAGCTTGTAGATTGTGTCGGCGAAAGGATACTCGTCAGCAGTAGCGAACTTAACGAGAAAATCCACGCCCTTCTTCTCGTTAACCTTAATCTCCAGCACCTTACCGATAGGTGGCGACCAAGGCTCATGCGCCCATAGAAAAACGGGGTTCTTCTTGAAGTTGGCGAAGTCCCCGCCACCCGCTCTGACTATGTCACCATGCCTGTCCTTCGTCTCGGTTGTGCCCATGAACCATATTGTCCTATCGTCGTCATTAACCTGTTTGATGGTACACGTTAATGCCTTCCGCCTAATGTTTTCAGGCATTTAATCGCCTCCCTTATCAGAGAATAGGCAACAAGAAACACCGACAGCGGATTACCTCTTCGGGTTTACCCGCCGCCCAATCGCCAGGGAACCGTAACCCGTTAGGGAATGGAGTTCCCAATGGTCTACGCATACCGTCCTGAGCCCTGTGGGTGGGCCGTACCCGTTCGTCACGCGCTGTTATCCACTCAACCTCTTTTACCACCCCGCTTGCTACCCAAGCATCAAAAGTGGCCCAGCCTGCAGCTATCTGGGTCTCTGTGATCGCTATCATCTCTGCGTCAGACTTCTTACGGTCTTTAAAAACAGCGGCTACCCTGTCTACCAACTGGGGGGTAGATTCGCCGTTCTCAAGTCCCTCGATAAGGGTCTGCCGGAGCCGTTCGAGGGTAGTTCTATTGACCTGGCGGGCAAACTGGAAGGCTCGTTCTCGTATCTTATCCGCCGCCGTGGGGAGTGCACTTTCGGGGTCAAGGTCAACACCGACCTGCGCGAACGCCCGGGCCCCGAAGGCGATATAGAGAGCGAACAGTACGGGATAGAGGGTATCAATAAACTCCTGATTCTGCTCTTCCTCGTCGAACAAATACTGGCCTACCTCTTCGGCCTGCTTCAGCTTCTTCTCGCCCCGCAGTTTACGGCTGACCTCGTTCTGCTGTTCTTGGAAGAGCTTTACCAGCTTCCGCTTGAACTCGCGTTCGTGGGGTTCTATATCGTCCATAAACCCCTGCCAGTATTCATCTCTGTCTGGTTCGTCTTCCCCGTCGTCCTGTTTTTTTTTAAATCGTTCCATCAGAAGGTCGGCAATCTTATCCAATGCCTTCTCATCGTCTTCTTCCCCATCCCCCAATTCCAATACGCCGCTGGTCATGGTGTTGGGGTTAAATGGAGCGTCGCCCCAGGGGACAGGAGGTAGGCCCTCCTTGGCTCGCTCCTCGTTGATCGTGGTATAGCCGCTCAGGAGGTTTATCTGCCTAACCCTGGCCTTCTTCTCTTCACGCGCGGGAATAACGTCGTCGAATTCAAGGAGCAGGTCGTCGCCCCAATGTGTCACAAAGTCGGCATTCAATCGCTCCTGTATGCGGGTCATCTTCGGGGCTAGGGTATCGGCCTTGAACGTATAGTCCTGGGCCTCTGCGTTCCTGAAATCAGCATCTTCCATGATACCAACCTTAGCCGGAGGTACGCCGAAGATGCTGAATATCTCCTCGCGGTTGAACTTCCGCTGCTTCAGGAAGTCCATGTCCTTCTGGTTCATCGTCAGCTCTTTATACTTGAGCCCTTCCTGCAGGATCATCATGCGATGGGCATTGCCAACGCCCTGATACCTCTCCGCTATCTGTTGCCGGATCCGTTTAAAAGCCGTCTCGGAGAGGAACCTGTCGGTCTCTAATACGCCAGACAACAGTGCCCCGTTTTTGAAGAAATCCTTGTTGAACTTCGCAGAGTAAACATCCGTGATAATCGCCAGCTCTGCTGCCTGTATGGGTGACATACCCCAATAATCATCAAGGGGGTTGAAATACTTGAAGTGCAGAACCTCGTTCACGTCCAGGGGAATCTGCTTGTTGTTGTCGGTCACGTAGACATACCCAGCAATGAATTTTTTCTTAGACGGGACAATCCGCATGTTCTTGGGGTTGGCAAGCCAGACCTCAGCTATCCGGCCCAGCCTGTCTTTCTCATAAACCCAAAAGGCATTACCGTTTATCTCCAGGTACGATAACGTTCCCTCGAACAGCTCAAACCTCGTCATGAAGGGGTTCGGCTTACGGAGTACGTCAAGCATAGGGTGCTTGTACAGCTCAACCTTACGCTGACTTTCACCCTGGCCCGTAACCTGATACAAACGCAAGGGTACCATAGCCGCTGCAGCAGCAATAGCAGAAACGCAAGTATAGACCCAGCTCTTATAGGCATACTGCTGGCCCTCTGCGTCGTAAGTGCTCCCATAAGGCTGGGGTGCACTTATCCCGTATGCCGTATCCCAATACGTAGGCTCGTCGTGTATCCTCGCCTTCTCGATTTGTACGTACCCAAATCGGCGGAGAAGAGAATCAAGGAAACCAGAGCCCGATCGCTTTGGAGCCATTCGTCAGCCCCCTTTATACCCATGTAATCGTCGGCTCATAAACACTTTCCTGGATACAGGCCACTACAGCCATGCCAATCGCCATAACACGGTCAGAGTAACCTGACTTCTTGTGGTCAATCCGATAACCGTATGAAGTTTGAACGGTGTTAATGGACTTGAGTTCTTGGAGGAGTTCCTCATCGGCGGGATACCGCATCTGGCGGTTAACGATGAGGGAATAAAGAGTGGAGGAAATTTTCTGCAGGTTGACTCCCGTGAACGTAAACTCCTCTATCGCCCAGCCTCGTTCCTGGAACTTCTGGATGGTATTCTGCATCTGCCATCCGTCACAAACAAGTTTGATGATATTGAAGTTCCTAGCACACATTTCCATGTCTTCTTCAACTTCGGCTATTTGCACTCTGCCGCCCGGCGGAGCCTGCCAGACCTTCAGGCGGTCGATAACAATATGTCCCGTATCAGGGTCTTTGTGCGCCACAACCGCAGCAGTACGGTCACGTTTAATCCCTAAGTCCACGGCGTAGACATAGGTATACCGCGGGTTGCCAATGGTGGTCGAAGAAATCAAACTTGGGTCAGCGCAATCATGTATCGCGTCAATCGGCAGAAACGAAGCTGAACCGCCTACCCACCTGTTCTCATGCCACCGTTGGAACACCGCCGGAGGATTATTGCGACGATGTTCTTCTAGCTTCTCTTCGGTGACAACATTACTCAATAAATTGGTAAACGACCAGAACATGAATAGCCTCGGGTCTGCCGATGTCCCATGAACCTCAATATAAGGAAGTGAATTTACTTCATTCAGGTTATGGTCAATCAAAGCCTCCTTATACAGTTCATAAAGGATGGAATCCATTTCCCCCGCCGTTGAGGTGATAATCATCAAGGGTTGGTCTCGCTTAATCATTGACTTGTAGAGAACATCATAAAGTTTTCTGTCCCTTTGCCCGTGCATCTCGTCAAAATAAACTCCCTGTGGCTCAATACCATGCGCCACAATGTCCTCGGCAGACATCACACGGTAGACAGAACCTGTCTTGGGAAGTTCGATATAATCGCGTCGAATTTTGAAATCGCGCTCAAATATCGGTTGCGCCTCTATGGACTTGACCATCTTATTGAAAATAAGTTTGGCCTGGTCTTTACTGTTCGCCGCACCGAATATCTCCCCGGGCTCGTCAAAGTACATTTGCCATATTGCACAGCCAGCAGCGAGAGTTGACTTACCGTTTCCCGTCGGCAGGCCGATAATCGCCCGCTTGTATTGCCGGAGCCCGCGGGAATCCTTGGTCAAAAAAATAGGCCGAAGGATTTTCTCCTTCTGCCAGTCGTGCAACTTCAACGGTTTCCCCGTGCGGTCATCTATGTATAAGTCCTCAATAAACGGAATCGGGCTTTTACGATATTCCCTTATCTTGCGTTTAATCTCATCCCCTATATCCCGTCTAGGCATCCTCCTCATCTCCACCTATGTCAAGGTAGTCAGACAAGCTCTGCGGGTTCTCAGCGTCCAGCAGCCCCATAGACTTCATCGCAGTAGGAGTAAGCCCGAGTTCCTTGGCATGTCTCAACACAGCGTCCCAAGACCTAGCCAGATAATCCTTAATAACCGGCTGAACATGTAAGGCCCCGTCCTTCTTGTAAACAACCCCCTCACGGGCAAGCCACATGTGGATAATGCGCTGTAATGCCAACTGCTCGACGAGCTGTTCGACCAAATACACGTTGTCCTGTGTGACATAGGGCAAATTTGCAAGGTAATTGATAGCTTTTTCCTTAAACTCGGCTATCGGCTTACAAGAAGCCCCTTCCTCAAAATGAGGGCAGTCATCTCTAGCCACACACCGGTCACACGGGATAGTACCGTGCGTTAGGAACGACTTGGCCCCGTGCTTGAAAAACAATTTCTTTGCCGCGTTCTCGCGTCGCTGACGTAGTACAGCAGGTGTCCTGGGATACTTGGAACCCGGTTTCTTTTTGGTCACAATAAGCCCCCCTTAAATGGGACACCGCCCAAACCGGGCGGCGGAAAATTAACTTCAAAAAACCTCCCCAACATTGTGGAGCCAGGGAGACTCGAACTCCCTTACCACCTACAGCACTTCGGCTTCAGTAGGTGGTCGAATCCTGTTGGCCCCTAAACCAATCCACTAGCTCTCGGGCTGCACCCCCAGCGAAATAACTCGCCAGCCTAGTAGGAACACCCACAACCATCAACACAACCCAAAGCTGAATCAGCGCTAGGATACTGCCAGCACTGAAGCAGTAAGCTACATATTTTATGACGAACGATACCACAAGTGCCACGGCAACGCAGTAGACTACAATAAAAATCAGGGCCTTATACGGGAAAGCCCTACGCCCCATCATGACTCCCCCCTGATACAGTGGTGCTGCTCACCTTGACGGTCTAGGAGCACAGAAAAGCAGGAGTTGTCAAGAGAGCTTATCATGCCCCTTAGACTCCTTCCTGGCACAGCAGAATCAACCTCAAGCGTCACCGGGGAAGGAGGATATTGAAAAATAACTTTAGAGACGTCCAAATCTATCACAGTCAAATGAATACCCTCGCTAAGAAACAGAACAGGTGATTCCCCCCTAAGCCACTTCTCCACCACTTTCCCCATATGCTTGACAGCACTCTCCCCTAGCTCTCTCTCACATTGGACAATCGCCAACAGTCTACTCTCGGCTTCTTGCTTCTTTCTACGAGACCAAAACGGCATTTAAATTCCCCCCAAGGAAGAAATGAAGAAAAGTAACTGACGTCTCACCCCAACATCAATACCACATCCCATATATCTCCCCCAATATCACCCATGTTGACCAATATATCAGAACATCAACCCGCAAAGTTTCAAAAATACCCTGCGCTGTGTGAGGGTGTTAACACCCGTCCGGGAGGGGGGGCCTGACCCCACGTCAACCCGCCCCCCCCCGTCTCTGGCAGCGTCCGAGCGCGAACGCGCGAGCCAGGCCGCGATATAGTATCGTTTTCGTACAGAAACGATACTCTATTTAGCCTAGCGTGTTACCTACCACCAGGGTTAGGCCTAGGGCCTAGCCCGCCAGGGCTTCGGATAGAGAGCCAGGGGCCGTGGCACGTTTTCGGGGCGGCGTGTTACCACCATCCCTTTAATTCCGACCATCCCACTCGGGATTCTCGGGTATCCCTGTAACTAGGCATCACC